GTTTACAATTACCCACTCCCAATTTTGGTATGTTTGCGCTGCAATTGATTTGTATGTTCTAAGTATTTTATCCTTAATGTTGTACGCCGATGTAAATATTGATGCAAGTTTTGTATCGGGTTCCAGCATTGCATGCATTGCTACATTGTAAATGTTATCCCCCTTATTATCATCAACATCATTTTGAAAATGCATCCATTTTCTTCGAATGTTTTCTGGCATTCGCGTTAACTTTGAAAAATTGCGCCAATCAGATGAACGCGTTATGATTGCGTCGGGATTAAATTCCTTAATTCTTTTTGTTAGATTTTCTTCAGTAGGCTCGTATAAAATGTTTAGCTTATCAGATTCAAAAGGCGCCGATGATTTGCAGGTCTGTGCAGTATTTGGTAGATCACCTAAATAAAGAATTCGCGGCTCAGACCCAAATGGCTTTTCCAAATCATTGTAATAGCAGAGTATTTTTTCAATGTAGCTAAAACTTTCTGGATAGTCTTTATGAAGTTTTTCAATTGTGTAGCCATCTCCAGAATAACCCATTAAAAAGCCCTTTGTCTTCTCTAGCAAAAAACTTTTTTGTATTAACACCTGGGCAATATCCACGCCTTGCCATTTCATATTTTCTGGCTTGGCTTCTCGAACCTCTAATTTTGTAAAGTCCTTTCCGCCTACATACTGATTAATTACAATACACGGTGTAAGCTCTTCTAAAGACTCAAATTCTTTTACCAGATCCGGATGCAAGGTATTATCGTCATCAATAATATGTAACCATGGATCGCCTTCTATTTTTTCAGAAATAACATAGTTAATGTTGTCATACCCAAAATTTTGCGGGGTGCTACTTCTAAAATAAAAATGTGCGTTGGCTTTTTGAAGTATTTCTATAGATTTAGTTTCAATCTGTGTTATTGCAGAAGAGTCAAAAATTACATGCCATTCATGGCCTTTTTCAATTGCAGACTTGAGAGATTTTGCAATTGCTTCTAAATTATTTTGACGAACGCATCTGGTAACAAATGCTAATTTTTTCATAGTGCAGTATTAAAAATCCGAGAATTGGAAAAGCGGAGCAGTATTGTCCTGTTCACTAATTGTAATAGGGTTTCCTTGCGAATACGAAATCACGGTTTTCTTAATGTCAGGTATGCTTTTCCAATTAATGCGTTTTTCATTTTCCGGTGAATACGGATAATCTACGCCGTATTGAATTAATGTGTTATCTTCCAATGTCAAAAAAGAATTTCCAAATCCTTTCGGCACTGTAATTTCCTGGCCTACTTCCAATAAAGTTTCGGAAATTTCGCCAAAATTTTGTGAGGACCTATTAAGATTAATTGTAATTACTAGCGCTTTACCGGATAAAACTCGAATAACCTTGGTTTGTTCAGCTCCGTTTATTTGAGTGTGAATTCCGCGAAAGGTGTATTTGTTTTTATTGTATGACGTGTTTATTTGTACGCATCCGCTAAAAATTTCAAACACTGAAATAAATCCTCGATCATCCGCGTATATTGGAAAGTTATTGTTTGCCATAATGATTATTATTTTTCAACATCAAAAAAGAAAAGATGGAATAGTCTTGAATTTTGAAGATTGGTTCCAAAATAAGAAGTTGCCGCATGCAAAATATGAGCATCCCATAAGACTAAACGATTGTAAACATTGCCAACGGTGTCCACCATTTCAAACTGTGTTTTATCAAAAAACCCATTGTAGAAAGTTTCCGCTTGCAATTGATTGAAAGATTTTCCCGTTGCCAATGCTTGCTTTGAATTCAGAATCTTCATTAATTTGTTTCGTCGAGAACGATAAAAAGTGGTTCCACTTTCTGGCGGGGCGTCGGGCGTTAGGTAAATTACACCGGCGTAATTCTGTGTATCATAATGATAAACTATTTGGTCTTTTGCAACGCAGTGCTGAAAACAGCCGTTTACGCCGTAATCAACCCACTTTGTAATTTTCCTTCCAAGGATTTTTTCAAACTTTTGTTTTAGACTTTCTGGACGGTATAAGACCTCAGTTCTCTTTCCTTTGTGATACTGCTCATGCGCTATAAATTCTTGTGAAAGCGCAAAATTTCGAACTGCATCAGGGTTATCATAAAAATTGTCTACGCATACAAAGGACGGCCAATCCGTTGTTGACTTAAAAATTTCTTCGGTGCTCATAAATTGTTTTGCCAATCTAAAACATTAAAAACTTCACCCGGCTCTAGCGGCTGAGTTGCTGGTTCTATTTGTATTGTTCCGTTTAAGGAATACACGATAAACTTGGTAGATTCTGGAAATGACGAATGCTTTTCGGATTCCTCAATTTCAATAGCAACACCCATGCCTTCTTTAAGAATATGGTGTAAAGCCTTTGCAAAAACTAGTGCGCCAAAGGTGTAATCTTCTCGGTCTTTTGCCTCATTTGGACTAATGTTGTTTTCCATGTGGTATTTGTTTTATATGATAAAATGTTATACACGTAATTTGTATGTAAGCCAATCTTCGAATTCATGCAATTCAATTAATCCAAGATCTTTTCTGCGTTTTTTTGACATTGTATTATACTCATAAAAATGATTATCAAATTCTATAGAAGGCCTTGGTTTATCTGGGTTTTCAAACCGAATAATTCCGCAACCGCAATCTGTGTTTAAGGTACAAATATCCAAAGACGAGTTGACTCTTAAATAATGCAATGCTTTCCAAACAGTGCCATTCCATGCAGCAGGCCTGCCATTAACAGAATAGTCTTCACGAGCAAAAAAGATATCTTGCGGATTGCAATCATGCAAAACAATAAATCCATTTGGACTTAAATGTTTTAATGAATTTTTTATATCACGCAAAACTTGATAACTTACATGTAAACCATCTATAAAGATGATATCCCACTTAAAATCCGGATCTTTATCCAATTCATTGCTTTCAAGCTTTTCAAAAAAAGTATCAGACTCATACGGATATTTAACCGGATTTGCTTCAAATTCAATTCCTGGGTCAACACCTTCTTTTGTTTCACAATCAATTAAATCAAAACAGTATGCGGGATTGCGCACTCCGATTTCTAAATAGCTCTTAAAATTATTTTCCTTAATGAGCTTATTAATGATATCGTATCTTTGCATGTTTTATTTATTTGTGTCTAAAAAGTGATGAATTTTTTCAATAGGCGTACGGGCATCCTCATGCTCGGTCGTGTAATTCCAAATTTTGCCGCTGCTGTCGGTCCATGCCCATTTTCCATCAAGCCATTCATCCAGTTCTTCACGAGTACATACCATAACTACGTGACTCCATTGATCATATACGTGAATGGCTCCATGATGTTCTTTTGTTATTGATAACACGTCGCCTTCAAAATTTAGCAGGCCTAAACGTTTTCCGCTAGTTCCTAAAATTGCAGCAACATAACCATGAACCCAGTAGTCACGTTCATTGGGATCGCCATCATTATCTCCAGCTTCCCATGCACGGTGAGCTTGTGTTTTTAGCGCCGACATTTTTTTAACTCGGCTTTTTCTTTCGTCAAGATTCATATTAGTTATTGAGTTTTGCTTTTACTGCTGAATGCGACTGATAACCTACTATTTGAAAGTCATCAATCTGCATATTATTGATAAGTGTATCAATGTTAGAATGCAAAGGACCTACTCCGCATTCTCCAGATTCCGTTGGCCAAAACTCAGTATTGATTACCAACTTCGGCAGTGTGTACGGTTCACGAGTTGTTTTAGGAATTTTATGGTGATCGTAATGCAAACCCATGCCTCCTCCAAACGGTGCGAGTTGTGAAATTGCGTATTCGTAATCTTCGGTACCCATTGCAGCCTTTAACATAGCCTCACGTTCTGTATGATCGTAAGGTCTTCCTATTACTTCATTTGCTGCCTCAAAATGATTATTGTAGAGATGAACATCACCTAAATTTCCAATCAGCTGGTCAGGAACCATATTAACTGCTTTAGCAATGATTTCAAGTAACAAACCGTAAGAGGCGATGTTGAATGGTAAACCTAAGAATGTATCTACTGAACGTTGATTCCACATTAGAGAGATTGCTCGCTTAGGAGTTGAATCTTTAGCAATCTCTTCAACAATGTAGAAATTTTCTAATTCAACATTAGTATTCTTCATCACCCACTGTACTTGCTCTTCCCAAGTCAACTCTCTTGTATAAACCTGAAATCCATAATGACAAGGCGGAAGAACCATTTCGTTTAATTCACCTACATTCCAAGCCGAAACCATTAGTCGTCTACTGTCTGGGTTTGTTTTAAGGTCATTGATTAGGTTTTGTATTTGGTCTATACCTTGTTTTTGAGTAAAGAATGTTTTCCAATTTTTCCATTGCTTACCATACACAGGTCCTAATTCACCCCACTTCTTAGCAAACTCATCATTAGTCTTAATCTCATGTATAAACCAATCCTTTGAAGGAATATCTTCGTGCCCGACAAAATGATTTTGATAGGCTTTATAGGCATCACCATCCCAAATATGACAATCATTATCAACAAGGAATTTAATGTTGGTATCGCCTCTTAAAAACCATAGTAGTTCTGTTACAATACCTTTCCAATACATTTTCTTTGTGGTGAGAAGAGGAAAGCCGTCCTGCATATTATGCCTAATGGTATAGCCAAAAATGGATCGAGTTCCAACACCAGTACGATCTGACTTATCGGAGCCAAAATCTAATATGTCTTTAAGCAGTTGCTTATATTGAGTATCAATTGAATTCATTATTAGCGAATTTTAATAGTTACAATATCATTAATTCCTGGAGCCTGACTCTTGTGATAAAACACCGATGTGTCTGCGCTCATTATTTTATTTGCAGAGCTGTCAGTCCATACAAACCAAACTTTTACCGAATCATTCAAATATTGATATGCAATAGGTTTTGCTGTTCTTTCTATCTTTTTTGGTTTTTTTATCGGAGAACTTGCAGTAGCTATCAGTAAAATAAGCAATGCAAAAATAATCATCAAATAGATTTCGCGGGGTTCATTTTTCTGTGCCATACATTTCCATTTTTTTCATAAGCTCGGTAATTTGTTTTCGGGTAACATTTGATACTACGTCATCTCCATTTTCCGGAAAAAACATTTGAGTCGCCCAGCCCTGCGAGTCTCCAGATTCCCATACCGCAACTTCAAAAGTTTTATACAAATCAGGAGAATCCAAGTTAGCGCGGGGCGAACAGTAGAGGCCTTCCCCTGCCTGTACACTGAGTACATAATTTCCAATTTGCGT